GCGCTAAGCTTGAGCGCATGGCGGAGCGCTTAGAGAGCCGCCAGCCGGCCCCGAGCAGCGGATTATGATACCGCACCGCGGCCCGAGTTCCCTGCGGTTTTCCTCCCAAACGAAGGGCAAAGGTGGTAAGATGTTTCAATGGCATAGCAGCCAAATGCCAACTGCGGGACGCGACCGATGAGCATCATTCAGGTTCTTCGCTGGGTGAAGAAGGCCCAGCGATGGCACGGCGAAGCCAACTCCCGGTTCGGCCACCATTATGAGGACGCTATCCACGAGGGGTTTATCCGCGTCGAGCCATCCGAGGTGTTCATGAACGCCGGGTATCGCGATGTGCGGCAGCGCATCTCACTGACGCCTGCTGGGATGTCTGCCGTCAACGGTGGCACCCCGCAGTCTGGGAATGGATAGAGAGGACGAGATGAGCGAGAAGGACAAGGCCGACCGCGATATGCTGCTGCACGGCGTCGGCGTTATGATGATGACGGCGGATGGGCCGAAGCACATCCCGCTTGACGAGTTCTATGCGAAGCCGGACCCCGACGAAGCGCGGGAATGGCAGCGCAGGTTCGAAGCGACTGCAACCGACACCACGAACGAGTGAAGCCCGCCGCGCTCAATCAAGAGCACGACGGGCTGGGTGGGGATAGGAGATGAGGATGCTGAAGGGTCTTTGGGCGCTAATGACTGGCCTGCGGGGGCACGCAGAAACCGAACGGAAGCGAGAGGCCGAATATGCTGCCTTTGAGCAGGCCCGGCGAGTAGCCGAAGCCACCCTTGAAGCTGAGGGTTTCCGGGTTTGGCTCGCATCTGTCGGGGATTGCCAGCGCCGCGATCTGGTTGAGTTCGCGACGATCCACAGCGAGCACAGGTGGACGATCGATCCGCGCGATCAAGACCCCCTGTTGAACGCCAATGGTCTCTACTGGCGCCCGGTGGAGTATGCCGAGTTCGACGAGCTACCGCCGAAGCGGGCCATCAGCCATTCGCTGCATTGAGCACGACGGGCTGGGTATATCGGCAGTGAGTGACGGCTAGTCGTGCTTCTGGTCTCGGCGCTTCTCCAGTAGCTCGCGAAGGCCGCGGATTTCCTCCACCAGCTCGCGCTTGATCACGTTGAACTGGTCGAACGTCACGAAGTCCCGCGCGGTCGATACCTGATAGTTCTGGAACTTCTCCTTGTGCGTCTCGATCTTGAGATCCACAGCGGCGATCCTCGTCTCGGCAGCGTTGATGCGCTCGTTCAGTTCCTTGTCGAGATGATCGATCTTCTTGGAATTCGCGAGGGACCGGGAGCGCAGGTCAAACCACGACCCCAGCACCGTCGCCATCA